CAAGAGCAAAATATGACAAACAAAGTTAATATACAATTTTTAAACAAACAATTAGAAAAAGCATTGATTGATGTTGAAAAATTAAAAGATAAAGTTAGAAAAAATGGTAATGGCAATGAACATTAAAGGTATAAAATTTCTAATATGTTTAAAGAATAAAATATTAGAATGGTTAGAAGTAATATTTGTTACATGGTTATGGTTAATGATATTGCCTATGGCTTTAATATTATCTTTATTTGAAAAAAGGAAAAAAAATGATTGAAGTTGTGGTCGCATTATTAATGATTGTTAATGGAGAAATTAAAGAACATAGAATACAAGACTCTATGTCTACTTGTTTAAAAGGCAAACGTATTGCTAATAGAGTTTATAATGCAAATGTAGAATATCAATGTATTAAGTCTAAAGCAGAAACAGAAATATACTTAGGTGAAAAATCAATCTTAAAACTTATATTAAAATGATAGATAAATTTTGTTATAAATTTTTTGCTAGTATAGATAATGTAACTGAATGGATTGCACAACTATTTGCACCTAGATGTAAATGTAAAAAGAAAAAAACAAAATGAATATAGATAAATGTAAAGACTGTAATTGTAATTGCCATTGTAATGTTAAAGAGCATTCTGATTTATATGGGGTATGTCCTTGTGAAGATTGTAAATGTGAGAATCCTAAGAATGAGGGAGAAGAATGTTTATCTTGTCAATAGTGTGAAGTTTGTATTACTATTAAGTCTATGTTCTTTTATAAATAATGAATGTTTACCACCATTACAAGTTAAAGAAATATTTAATTCATGGAAAGAATGTACTATTGCTGCATTAGAAATATCTACAAAAATAATAAATGCACAAGAAGATGATGAGGTTAACAGTAAAAAATTAGCAACTAAATTTATCTGTGAAGAACTACAAAAAACTTAAGTATGGAAAACATCTGATGCAATTTTTTCTAAATCATCATTCAACATTTGAAATCTAGTATTACATTCTCTTAACAAAGCTTTTATAACACCAGCATTTTCTTTCTTAAAATGTTCACCTATTTTATCCATTGGATATTTAGACAACTCAGTTATAAATTGTCCTTGATTATTTATAATTAATTTAAAAGCCATCAAGTGTGCTTCTTTTCTTTTAACTCTTTTCTTAGATTTAAGTTTTCGATTGGGTTTCATTTTTCTTTCTTAACAAGTCTACAATAAAATCATCATCACCCTTTTCAGAATTTAATTTTGTCATAGGTTTTTGACCATCTTTATATGTTTCAATTGTTTTAATTCTTGCAGGGCTAGTCATAAATACAGGAAATCTTTTATTGCTTAAAGACTTAACCATAAAGAAACCATCTTCTGCCATACCAAATGTCTCTACATTTTTAATATCAATATCATCTGAACCTATTAAACAAAGTCTTATATGATATGTACCATCTAATTCCATTATTGGAACTGGCTTACCATTAAGTCCTACAATTTTATCATTCATCAATAACACTCCTAACAATATGTTTTCTTAATACTCTAACTAATCTTTCTAAGTTATCTATACAACCAATTAAATATTTATCAGTTATAAATTTCTGATGTTCTTTTAGTTTATCATATTCTTTTAGAGATATTTGAACCATTGGAGTTGGAGATGGACTTTCATTCTCATAAGTTTTATCTTCTTCATCAGTCATTTTTATAATCCTTAATTGGTTTATTTAAAACTACAGGTGCTATTGTTCCTTGTTGTCCATCATCATCAGCTAAACTATCTACACTTTCAGTATACATATCATTTAACTTTTCATTATTTCTAGTTATCTTTATTTTAAGATGGTCTTTTAAAGCATCAATTTTTACATGAAGTATCTTATCTATATGTTCATTAATACCATACATAGGTAAATCATTTAATGAAGATATTATTCTTCTAAAACCTCTTGCTCTTTTTTCTAATTGTGTTATCTGTGTTTCTTTAGTCATAATCTCTCTCCAATATCATATCAATATAATGTTTAGCTTTTAATAAATCTTTTTCTTTTCCTTTTGATTTATGTCTACATATATATTTAATAGCATTACCTTCTGCAAACTCTAAATGATTTTCATTTATAAAATAAGCAGGTTGTATTTTCATTTTTTTATAATGATTTCCATCTACTTGTTTATCTAATGAATCATAGGTAACTCCTTTAAACATATCTTTATTTGTCATTAATTGGTCCTTCTTCTGCCATTCTTTTTCTTCTTAATTGCTGTTCTGATGGTTGTAACATATCATTTAAATCATCTATTGTCAACTCTTTATTTCTTTTTAATTTTTTTACAATCCATTTATAACTCCAAGGTTGTAGTCTAAATGTATCACCATGATAGTAGTGAGTTTGATTAGGCATAAAAGAAAATACATTCTTATAATTAATCTTACTTGCTTCTTCTTTACTTAATAAAGATTGTAACCACTCAACAAGAATATGTTTTGCTTTTCTTCTTATTGGTTTCATTTTTTTAGTATTCATTTACTTTCCTTTTTTTGATGAAAGACTTCATACCAAGTATCACATTCATCACATTGATACATACTAACTATATTATGTTCTGATTCTGGGTAAGTATCTTCAGTATCAAAATCATTATTCCATTTTACTTCTGCATTACAATAAAAACATTTCATTATGCTCTCTTACCAAAGTTTGTTAGTTGTTCTTTATATTGTTCTGTTATCTCTTCTACTAAAGGTTTCTTAACAACATCAGCTAACATAGTATTCTTATTAGCATATTTAAATACTCTTAAACCTTTACCATCATTAGTATCTGAATGACATTCCCATTTATGAGGACAGTATTGACAACCAATAGCCAAAGTTTTATTACCATTCTTCTCTTCTTTAAAAGGATAACATTTTTCTGGTGGTGCATCTTTATCTAAAGAAACTTTTAAATCTTTAATTAATTCTTTAACATTAGGTTTAGCCATATCATCTGGTTTATAAAAACATAAGTCACCAGAAGATTTATCAACAACTAAGAAGCCACCATCCTTTGTACCACAGCCCTCTTCATATCCTGCTAACTGGGCATGATAGCCAAATGGGTCATCACCTACTATCTCACCTGATTGAAATTTTTTAAAACTAAAAGGTGATGCTGATTTAACATCACATATCTCACCATCAATTATACTATCTATATGTCCTGATACACCTTCTACTTCTACTTTTCTTTGTTGGTCTTCTACTTTATGACCAGCTAATTCTGCTAAGTATAATACTAAGTGTTCAATGATATGACCATACAAGAATTTTAAATTCATTCCTGCGTCTTCATCTTTTCTATCTTTAGGACTATGTTTATCATACCATAGCTGTCTAGAGGGCTTACCTATAGAGGACATTCTTAGTTGTCCTTCTTTATCTGGTCTTGCTCTTGGTGTATTCCAAGCAAACATAGCTTCTTTAATATTATTTAAAAATACAGCCATGTTTTCTTCTGTTATATTAATAGACTTACCATCAGAGATACCAGCAATCATAGATTTTATATCTGGTGCTAATGTACTAATGTGTTTCTGACCAATTGTTTCCGACTTTATATTTTGCATTTAATGGACACCTTATATTTAATTGTTTACCTGCATCTATAATTGATTGTACTGCTAATCTTCCAAACTCTTCTACTCTACTTTCTTCAACTTCATATTGGAACTCATCATGTACATTCACTACAGGGAATGCTTTGATTTGTTTTATACTAACATATTCTTGTAGTAATGTCAACGCATATTTCATAACAGTTGCTCCAGCTCCCTGCAATAAAGTATTTAAAGCTGCGTGTGGATACCTTATTATTATTTTTCTTTGGTCTAGTCCTCTGACCCATCTTCTACTAGCTATTCGTTCTACCTTTTCTCTTAGATGTTTAAGACTTGGTGTTGCTTTAAGAAACTTTTCCTTAATTCTTTCACCATCTTTTTCTGAACCTCCAATAATACTACCTATTTTTTTTGACCCTGCTCCATAGATGAATGCATAAATAAAAGTTTTACTTTCATCTCTTGAATTTAATCCTGCAGCAATTTGATTTGTAGTATGTATATCTCCATTCACAACTTCATATATATAATCTTTATCATTCATGTAGTGTGCTAACATTCTTAACTCAAGCCCAGCAGCATCAACACCTACTAATTTATAACCTTTATCAACTATCCATAAGGCTCTACATTCTTTTCCATATTCAGAGTACACAGCAGGAATTTGAGCCATGTTGGGCGACTGATGGCTCATTCTTCCAGTTATTGTGCCATTGGTAATTACTTTGCCATGCACTCTTCCATCTTCCTTAACAGCTTCAATCCAAGAACTGACTTGAGCAATTCTTTTCTGTAGCATTAGGAATCTTTTTATTAATTTAGCTTCAGGAATATTATGTATCTGAGATAATACTTTTTCATCTACAATCGTATGTCCTTTTTCAGTTTTCTTTTTTGGTTTCCATCCAAGAAGAACTAATCGTTCAGCAATCTGTTGCCTTGAACCTAAATTAAATTCTTTGTATTTAACTTTTATAAAGGGAACTCCCTTAACATAACCTCTTGATTTGTTATTAGACTTAGGTATAAATTCTGTTTCTATTTTTAAGGGTGGGAAAGTTTGTCTAACCTTTGAGGTTAAATCATTCATGTCTTCTTGAAACTTACATTGTAATTCATAAGCATCAATGATATTTATTTTAAATCCTTTTTCATGTTGCTTTTGTATTATCTCTGCAGTTTTATGTTCTAACTCTATTGATTGTCCAAAGTCTTTTGTCTTAAGATTTAAAAACTTATATAGTCTTTCAGTTAATTCAACATCATTCCTACAATAAGTTAACATTTCTTCAGTAAAGAAATCAAATTGTTCAAAGGGTATTTTACTATGTCCTAACTTTGTTCCCCAATTTCTTAGAGAATGACCACCCTCTATCATAGGATTTAATAATCTAGATAAAATTAATGTATCTGTTTTTTTACAATGAGCAAACAAATCATAACCAAAAATTTTATTAACAACTGGTATATCAAATCCAATTATGTTATGACCTATTACTTCTTCAGTTTGTTTTATAAACTCTTCAAACCTATGAAGTTTATCTTCTCTAAACTGATAGTAGGTGTCACCATGTTTGCACACAATGCACCATATCTTATCAGCAGTCATGGTTGTTTCTATATCAAATACAACTTTATTAAAAGTCATCTGATTTTACTTCTGTTAATCTACCAGTATCTGTATCATATCTTAAATCACAACAAGGACCAGTAATACCAGAGAATCGGTTCTTTAATACTCTTATCCTAGTAGTGTTCCTAATTTCAGGGTCTTCGTTCTGTGCGTCTCTCTCAAGCCCTATAACCATGTCACTTAGCTGACCTATACTAGCCGAACCTCTAAGTTGTGATAGTGAAGTTGCTGCACCTTCTTCATGTCCTTTACCTTCAGGTCTTCTAAGGTGTGATACAACTATCATAGATACTCCAGTCTCTTGGACTAAAGTTCTAAGCCTAGTCATAATTTCATCTAAGGCTCTTCTCTCATCACCATGTTGTTGGTCTGATACAATAATACTTATATGGTCAATCACTATGTACTTGCAATCTTGACCTTTAGCTAAGAATCTCACTCTTGAAACAATATTATCTATAGAGTTAGAACCAAAATGGTCATACATAAATACTCTACCAGTACCTACTGTTGAATCAAAGTAAGTTGTCATCTCTTCCTTACTTACATGAACATCTGGTAAGTGTAATCTTTGATTAGCTTCAACACTCATCAAACCTTTTGAAGTTATAACTGGTGTCTCCTCTAACATTAACAAACCAATATTATCTTCAGTTGATTTTATAATGTGATGAACTACTTCTCTCATTACTTGTGTCTTACCTAGTCCACTACCTGCAGTAAAAGTTACTAACTCTGAAGGTCTTAAACCATAAGTAATTTTATTCAATCCTTCAAATGGATATTGAACAAATGATTTTGTTATTGGTTTAAGTACATCATCTAATAATGTATTAGCATTTATAATTCCATCTG